CGTCAACGGATTCAACGTACCTTTTTCGATAGCGTATGCAGGAAACAATACGACGATCGCCACCGGCAACATAACGAGCACAAACGACGAGCTATCGCCGGCGGTGTCAGGACCATTGACAGTGTCGAGCAACTTTGTGGAAGGCGAAGACTACTACGTTCAATTCTCGTCGACCGGCGGCAACGTTTCCAACTGCACTTCGATCTGGAGATATCCACCAAATCTGCCATTGGTCCCAGGCGGGTTCATCAGTTATAACGGGAACGTCGCGGCGTATCCGGGTCAGTACCTGTCTACTACGGTCGTTTCGGGCGCAATCGGATACAACCTGACCTCTCCGGGGATCGTCAATATTCGAGGCGCTCGATATATCAAAATAAGGTGCAAGGAGCTCGAACAACTGATCTACAAAGACAGAGTCGGCGAACCGACAACTGCCGGAATCGGAATCGTGAATCTTATAGGGTACGGATATAGCGAGGAACGTTACGAATTCAAGTCGGTCTCTCTCAAACCATTTTTTCCGATCGGAAAGCTGCAGAAGCTCACTTTCCGACTCGAGAGACCAGACGGGTCCCTCTATCAAACGAACGGCGTAGACAACTCGTTTTTGTGCGCTCTCACCTACAGAGTCGTGCCGAATTCATCAGTCGATCAAGGATTTGACGGTCCAGGTCAGTACCCAGCTGCTCCAGGCTACACCGGGGACTTTATTCAGCTACAACAAGATCGTTGGAAGGCGGAGGCTGCCGCGACGTATAACACGAAAAAGGCGACGTACGATAAATGCAGACCTCGAACGGGGTGATCAATATGTGGAGGTTCGAGACCAGCCTCCGGAGCACGCGGCACAAGGAGCTTGCTGGACAACGAACATGAAATTTACGAAGCTAAACAGTACATTTTCGTCCTCGTTTTCTTCGTCCTCGTTTTCTTCGTTCTCGTTTTCTTCGTTCTCGTTTTCTTCATTATTTTCTTCATTCTCATATTCGTTATTGATTTCCTCGACGTCGATGTTATCAGGAACGATATCATCCATGTCGTCGTCGTTCATCGACATTTTAGGGTTGAAGAAGCCTGGGCTCAAACTGAGAGACGTCGTCATTTAGTACATGTAATATTTTTCTAAACGCGTTGGAATCGGCGATAGTTGCCTTTCTCGACGGCGAGTCTAGGTGGCTTTCCAGGACCAGTCGGCATAACCGCCGTCAAGATGTCAGCGGGATCCCACTCAGTATTTGGAATAGCACTGTACGTAGGTCTGTAGAGTTGCATCACAAACTTCTCTTTACGAATTTTAAACCACAAAAAGAGCGCTGCCAGGACCGCGAGGACGACGAGGATCAGTACGAGGTTCATTTTTGTTATTACATAATATAATTATTTCCACCGGTCCAGTTCGTTTTCGTCTATGCAATTACGCATCAGTGCAGGACACCAGGCAGTCTCGACTAATTCATCGTGAAACGTGCGGTCTGACGGACACTGTACATCGAACCTATCGAACTGCATTTTCTTGTTCTCGTGTTCGATCACGACGTGTGAGTCCTCCAACGCGCACACCATCGACAGCGCCTTGTTGACGTGTCGCAACGCACATCTGTGATTCTTGACGACCTTGTAAAACTCGACGACCGGTCGAATATAGTCATCTATATTTGAGAAGGTCTGGAAGATCAGCTCGGTCTTGTCGCCATCTGGACACAGTCTAACGAGCGTGAACACGTCGTCGTACGCCACCGATATCTTCAAGCTCGTGTATTCTTCCGAGACCGCGCCGACCATCTTCACGATCTTCTTGTAGGTATAGCAATCGTCGACGGTCGTCTTCTTCGTTGTGGTCTCTATCACCGTCACGTACTCGCGCTCGACGAATTTCAGGAGATGCGCACGGCAACTCTCGATAGTCGTCAGCACGCCGATAGTGCTGTTTTCTCCGGACGCCGTTTCCGTGTACAAGATCGTCCCATTTCTCTTGACGACGTACTTCAGATCCGAGAAATATCCCTGGACGTTTATGCGGAATTCTTCTGTGGGCTCTAGTTCCGGGAACTCTATCATTTCTACGATGTGTCTGGAGCGATCGTATGCGAGGACGTCAAATATCTGCTTCATTTTTATGGTACACTCTACATTACTCGAACGTTTTTATATACCCAGGTATACGCCGGGATCAAACGACATGTTAACTAAATTCTCGTTCGAGTTTATCTAGTTTCTCATAAAGTGGTGCGAGTGCTTTGGCGACTCTCGCCTTAATAATACTATCGAGTAATTTCATCTGTTCTTCTGTGCTCATATGTATCGTATCACGAAGTGGTTCGTCGGTCGTGCCTATTCTTTCTTCGAGCTGCTCCCGTGTACACCGGATAACGACATTAGTCATTGTGTATAATGTATTTTATTTTGTCGCCGGGATCAAACGACGACGTACTTCATTTTTGTGAATATAAATATTGAGATGTGCATAAGATGATGTACACGATGAATTCAGTCCGTCTATCCGCGCAGACGACCATGGCGCGCATTGTTTCCGCCGCCGATAGTTGCGGGCTCCACAGGATCTATAAAGTCTCGTTCGAATCAGGGAAAAAGTACGTGGGACAGACGAAGAAACTGCCGACAGAGCGGCTGAAAGAGCACAAGCGCGAGTCGTCCAAGTGCGAGCTCATGAAGACCGCGCTGAAGACCGGCGACCGGCACACGCTGGAAACGGTAGCGATCGTCGGATCCCATCAGAAGGACGTCTTCGAACGCGTAGCGATCGCGATCGAAGATTCCGTAGCGCCCAACGGCCTCAACATGACGGTAGGCGGTCCGGGACGAAAGAAGCCGGACGAGGAGTATCTTCGGCTCTCGCGCGACGCAAGGATCATCGGCGAGAAGCTGAAGCGGGGATCGTTCGTGTCCTATGACGTCCTCTTCATGCGCGGAGAAATAAAGATGTCTCAGGAAGAATTCGATGCGATCAGGAGATTGTCATAAATATATTTTGATATGTAAACAAAATGTCTGAGCTTCCATACGGAACGCTGAACAACACGTCATACATTCCGGCTTGGGCTTCTAAGTATTATCCGTTACTGACGAAGCAACTCGACAGAGAAACGTCGGTGGACGAAGAAGTTACGCCGATCATTCTGCCGACATATACGAACCCTATAGTGGGTCCGGAGATCGACAAACTCGTCAGATCTAAACTGTGTGCGAGTGTAGTGAACGAACCATGGTACAAACAATCTTTATCGGCGAGATCTATATGTCCTCTTAAAAAAGGAAACCCAGTCGGGTTATTCCCCGGTACTATTACGAGAATAGGTCTTGTTATGCGCGAACACATAATATCCATGTTGGAGGTTCAAATGAATACAAAAAACGGAATAATACCCTTAACAGTACACGCTTTTACACCGTCTAAAAGATTGTTTGCAGTAGGCGATAAGATTCTCATTGCTTATAAAACTACATTGGGATCACAAAGTAGCGATCTCTTAGGCTTTTACAATCCGTTTTCACAGCCTGCAACGGGTACCGTCTTGGGGGTGGGATCCAAAACTGTGACGATAACATATATGGAACCATGGATAGGACCTCCGGTGACGTCGACGGCAACAGTCAAATTAACCGGGACGACGTTGAAAAAAGGCGACAACGTCTCGTTTACTTTGTCAAATGCGATCAAATTCCTGCCGACCGACAAAATTCCTCCTACGATAACAAACGTTGTCAAAGTTTGATCACGCGTATTTAGCGATCTTGGCTTCTAACTCGTTTATGCGCGATATACAATCAACGTTTAACTTTATTTTATATATAAAATCAGATCATAAGCAAAGCCAGTTTTTATATAGATCGCGAGTAATATTATTCAGATTTTTTGCAACTGCATAGGCATAAAAATCTTTAGATACACAAAATGTATATTCTTGATGTTTTTTAGAATATGACCAACTTTTTATAAAATTATATTTGCGGTTTGGAGCATGTTTCATGCGAAGAGCGTCACTCGCATCTTTAGCACACGAATACAGTTTACCAAAGACGCATATCGGGATA